CCCTGTGCCTCCTGATTTTAGATCTGATAATGCGTCCCAATATTTTGGAGTAAACTCTTCCATTTCAAATGTCGTATAAGGACCCTTGCCTCTAGCATATGGTTCTTCCCATTTTTTACCTTCATAATCTATTCCTTCTTTATCATCTAATATTTGATCTGTTTCTACTGAAGGTGCTGCCGCTGTTCTTATATCTACTTCTCTTTCTGCTCTTTTTGTTTGTAGTGTGTAATGTGTTTCCGCTGCTGCGTCTCTGGCAAGTCTAGATATATCAGGTTCTCCTGCACCTGCCAATCCTGTAGGAGCAGGTTCATCAAAGCCTCCTCTAGGATATTGTTTATTAGGATCTCGAAACCCTTCGTCTACAAATATGTCTTCATTCTTTTTTGCTGGTAGCCCTGATATAGAACCTAATATAATAGGCATTTGTGCTTCATCTCCATCAGAGAAAAATCCTATTACTGTTGAACCAGGTAATAAATTAGGATTCTCCATAATTCCAGATGTACTTGCATTTGTAGGATCGTTTACAACAGGCGCATAAGGCAAATCTTTAGTTGGTAGAATTTCTTTATCTGGAGTATGATACCCCATAATTCTAACTCTATATCTTCCTGTCTTTGTAATGTCTGCTCTTGATTCTACAACACCTACCCACCAAACAAAATCTGGGACATTTAATCTATCATAATTTTTTAACTTATTCATCTCTTGTCTCCACTTCGCCCATTGATTCTGGTACGCCGTTCTTCATAATTTCCATTTTCATAACATGTGCTACTGTATCTATTTTATGTCTTATTGCTGTAATTATATATTTTCCTGATAATTGTCTATCGTATATATCATCGAAACTTAAATCTGCTGTTTTAGATCTAGGTGATGGATATTGTATGTAAATCATATTACCACATTCTATATCTGTTCTTCCAGGCACATCTATTTCAAACTGATAATCTTTAAAAGAATTAAAATAATTATCTCTAAATAAACTTGATCCTATAATATTTTCACTATCAGAATTGCCTGTTTTAGATCCTGGTATGTTTGCTGTTTGTGTCATATTGTTTACACTATTTAATAGCTTTAGTGTTGTCATTGAGTAAGGATTTCTTTTTATTCCTTGAGGTACGGGGATTCCTTCATCTGTATGAATAAATTTTCCAAAATCTTTTCTAACATCAATCTCAGCTTCTAAAGTTTCTTTTGTAAATATATCATATGCTCTTACGCTTTGTGCATAGTATCCTGAGTCTTGTCCATCTATAATGTCTATAGTTCTAGGTATTTTCATTGCGTCAATTTTACACCAAGGCAATGGCAAAGGTGTACCTATAAAACTATCCCCTGAACTTCTATGTTTTACCTTTAAAGATGAAGGAGAATAAACATATTCTTCAAACACATTATCCTTACCTTCTTTAATTAATGCTTGTAACGAAGTAAAATAAAAGCGTTTGTTGGATTCATAGAATATAAAATCTGCTCCTCCATATTTATTGCCTCTAATATATTTAGACATAAAATCGAAAGTTTGTACGGGTGTCCAGTTGTTGGCGATAAAACTTATATTAGAAATATGAGGAACATCTCCTATGAGAATACCTGTAGGGTCTGTTCCTTCCATTGGGCGTCTTGCTTCTACTATAAAATCATCGTATATGTCTTTTATAATGTCTTCAGTATTGCCTTTATATCTTTTAGATAGTGTATGTGTTTGATCTGACATCATTTCTACAGAACAAAAGTTTAGTATGTATAATTGTTCCCTATCATTATTTAAAGATCTGTTTTTGATAGAATATATTTGAAATGATTTATCTATAATATTCTCTGGATGGTCCTCGAAAGTATTAGTTCTTAATTTTATTGTTATTAACTCGCCACCCATTATAGGAGCATTTGTTATAAAGTTAGTTGCATCTTTAAGAGCAATGTTTCCTGTCAAAAACTTATTCCATATATCTTCATATATGTTTATTTCTGCGAACATTCCTTCGTCTTTAAGATTGTAGTCTGTGCCATCGTGTGCCGTAATAAACAGTTCGTCTATTGTTACATCACCGGGCTTTATTAAAACTTCCTCGGCCATAATATTATTTCACCAATTTTTTATACTGTGTTACGATGTCCTTTAAAAACTGTTTATTCAATAATGTAATTTGTCTTTTCTCATCGTTTAATTCTGTTTCATAATCATAATTTGAAACTGGTTTAATTGTACCTGCGCTTAATTTTGCTGCGTCCCAATCAACGATTAAATTATTTGTAGAATCTACATAATGATGTATTGCCGATGCGTTACCTGAGCCATACTTATCTTCAACATAGTCTACTAAACTTCTATGGGATAGTGGCCATTCGGATCTAACATCAATAATATTATTAGATAATAATACAATCCAATGATATTCCATTGAACCATAATATTTGTATGCTATATGTTCTGGTTTATCTCCATCTTCTACCCATACATCTTCTAGTAATTGTCTGTTCTTAAAAAATTTATCTAGATGTACACGACGAAATATGTCAGGAACAACAGCTCCATGAAATTTTCCTGTTTTGTCTTTCCAAGGATAAATCATTCTAGGTAGTGCTTTGAAATACATTAAAATTCTCCCTTGCCTTCTTCTCTGGCCTCTCTTATTCGTTTACTTGTAAGAGTTTCTAGTTCTACAAATTGTAGTTCCATAGTTGTTTCTGTTGGCATACCCTTTGAATTTTTAAATGTGTTTAACATTCCATCCGGTCCATAAGTTACTTTACAATTTTTTAAAGCACATGTAGATATTTTAGGTAAATTTGTGTTTATTTCAGATGTGTTATCATCTACTCTACGATGAAACTCTATGGAAAACTCTGAAGGATAAATTAACATCATGCCATCCTCACTAACATCTGGGTGCATATTTTCTTTAAATAAACTAATAATAGCTTGAACAGATTCAGCTTCTTTTTCGTTCTTAGGAGAAAATTGATATTGAAATGAGAACTGCCTGAAACCCATAGATTTAAATAATTGTTCTTTGTATGGGTTTCCTATCTTCTTACTTGTTGCTTCAAACAAACTACCTAGATCAAAATCTCCTACACCCACCGCTGAAGGTACATTGGCAGCTGCTGCTATAGCTCCTCTACCACCAAGTTCCATAGCATCAGTATTCATAATATCAAAGGCACTTCCTGAAGCCGCTCCTATTTGACCTGCAAAAGGTCCTAGGTCTGTTTCGTCCCAATTAGCTGTATACGCTGCTATAACGGATTGAGGTACATAGAGAGATATAGATTCTTTTAATTTTACTGTTTCCTGATTATCATCTATTAATGCCATTCCCACTGATGCAACGGTTCCTGTAGCAATACCTTTACCTATCTCCCAGTATTTACTAACATTCTTTCCAGAAGTTTTCTTACCAGCATAATAGCCTCCAACTGTTCCTGCTATAAAAGATGCTTGTTTGGTTATCTTTTCGTAATTTTCTGCTTTGGATCTATTTTCATTTGCTCGACTCTGTGTATCTTCAGCAGATAAATTTCCATAGTCTCGTTGTCCCTTTGCTGCCGTAATTTTTTTAGCAAAGATATTAAACTTAACCATGTTAGGAAATCTTTTATCACCTAGTTCTTGAGGATATTGATATGCTTCAAGTGCCTTCTTGTCCGGTTTGAAGGTGCCCTCTTGCAAAAAGTAATTCAACATTAAATTCTACTCCTATAAATACTTATTTAACATTATAGTCTTATTTATATGGTTTATGCCAAAGAAATATACAAAGGAAAGTTTATTCCTAAGAACCCTACGAAGTATCTCGGTGACTTCAACTCAATAACCTATAGATCTAGTTACGAACTAAAATTTATGAACTGGTGTGATCGTAGTAACTCTATTAAAGGTTGGGTATCAGAAGAGATTGCTATACCCTATCGCAATCCATTAGACAATAAAATACGCAGATATATGGTTGATTTCTATATAGAAGTACAAGAGAAAGATAGTATAAAGAAGTATTTAATAGAGGTAAAACCTGAAAGATTTACAAAAGCCCCGCTCCCAGGCAAAAGAAAAACTAAAAGATACTTACAAGAGATAGCACAATACGGAGTTAACGAAGCTAAATGGATAGCTGCTAAGGATTTTTGTAAGTCTCAAGGCATGGAATTTAAAATAGTTACAGAAAAAGAACTCGGTATCTAGTATAAATACTTACATGGCTACACCATTCAAAGATATAGAACAAGCAGCAGGTAATAGACACCAGGACAAATCTGTTCAATGGTATGTTCGTGCTGTTCGTAATTATGCAAGAGGAGTTAATACTTTTCAAGAAGCTAGCCAAACAGATTTGGGTAAAGAAGCAAGAACTTTAACAGTAGGAAAAATGTATATGTTTTCTTATGACCCTAAGACAAAAGCTGATTTACCATATTATGATACTGTTCCTTTAGTTATAATTACAGAACCCATGCCTAATGGATTTAGTGGTATTAATTTACATTACTTGGCTCCTACATTAAGAGCCAATCTTTTAGATAAAATATTTCCAGCACAAAGAAACTTAACAGATGAGAGTGTATTTAAGGCTACATGGAGTTCATTAAGAAATTTTAGTAGATTCCCCGAAGTAAGAGGGTCTGTTAAAAAATATTTAACACCTCATATAACAGGAAAGATGATAGAAGTAGATCCTAAAAATTGGAAAGCAGCTATATTTTTACCTGTACAGAACTTTGTAGGTGCATCAGATAGAACAGTATATAGAACAACAATGGAAAAACCAGAAAGAAAAAGACGCGGGTCTATTAATGTAGGGAAAGTATAATGCCAGCAGGACATAAATTAAAAGATTATATAGAAGATATTAAATCGCGTACCTTTGCCAGGGCGGATAGATTTGAGGTTACTTTTAACCTAGGTTCTTTGTCAGGAAAGTTAACTGGAGATTCTAAGCAAAAAGTAAAAACAGCGCAATTGTATTGCGAAGAAGTACAGATTCCAGGTATGATATTGAGTAACAAAGAATTCAATATTGGCCCTTGGACTTTCTTTAGAAATACTAAAGTTGGATTCCTAGGAAACGAAATTAACTTTACATTCCTAACAACAAATGATTGGGAATTAAGATCCTTTTTTGAAAACTGGATATCAGCTTGTGCAGATACTAACAGTCAAGAACTAGGTTATATAGATGATGTAACTTGTACTATTGACATTGCTACTTTAAATTTACAAGACAATGTTACAAAGAGGTGGCGATTGTATGAAGCTATGCCAAAGGTTCTAAACTTAGTACCTATGTCTAGTGGTACAGTAGCACCAATTAGAAATACGCTAATTGTCTCAGCAGCGTATTGGGAATCTAGTGATTCTAAGAAAGGAGATGGTATAGAAGCTTTTGGAACAAGTCCTTCTGATAGATCTTCTATAGCAAATGAATATGATCATGGAGAGGGTTCTTCAGGATCTTAAATAATTAATAATGGAGAAAATAAATTATGTTACCTAAAATAGATACGCCAGTATATGATACTACTCTTGCGTTATCTGGAGAGACTGTTAAATACAGACCCTTTCTAGTTAAGGAAGAAAAGATTCTAATGCTAGCAAGTCAAGGTGAAGACTACAAAGA